GAAGCACTTCATTGACTTATAACAACAACTCAACTTTCTTCTTTTATCAGACTCTTTATAATGATGGAGATACTGAAGCCGATAGATTATCATATACTAATTCGAGATATAGCACAGAGGTATCTACAAAAAATTGGTGGCTGGATGATATGTTGGCTTATGACGAAAAAAAGAGAATATTCTTTCGTCCTTCTAATGTTGTCTTAGCCAATCAAAAAACCAACGATCCAGATTATTACATGTTCTTTTCGAACGCCAAATCATATGAAATACTTCATTCATTCGACACAATCAAAGCAAATGATTATGGATTCTTCAATAACAAATTCATCTATCATGATATAACGAAGAAAGAATGGAAAGAAATTAATTTCAATTACGAAGATCAATTCGACAAATATCAACATACAGCAGATTACAAAATATATTCTGGAGTCAAAGATAGATTCGGTAAGACATTCACAGATTATTCCGAATCAAGATCGATATTCAATCCATCCGGTACGGCTGAATCTCCGAATAGATTATCGCAAATTTCTTCTTCAAGGATGAATAGAATAGCTTCATTAAATAATTACAAGATAAGAATATCTTTACCTGGAGATGGGTATCTGGAAGCGGGAGATATAATTTATTTCGAGTTGCCGTCACCAGAACCAAATGGCGAAACAAAAACAGATGAATTCTACGAAGGTAAATATCTAATTACTGCAATAAGACATACATTCGATAAATCAGAATATTCAATGTCCTTGGAATGTGCCAAAGATGCTCTAAAGAAAGAAGTCAGAGGTTATACAAGATCTAATGGCTAGTACAAATGGATTCATGGGATTTGATGGGTTTGTGTGGTTTCAGGGTGTCGTAGAAGATAGAATGGACCCTTTGAAGCTAGGCAGACTTCGTGTGCGAATCCTTGGTATTCATACGGAATTAAAGAACAAAATCCCGACGGCTGAATTACCTTGGGCTTATCCTATCATGCCAATTACTTCGGCTTCTATGAACGGAATAGGTGATACTCCGGTTGGGCCAGTAGAAGGAACTTGGGTTGTTGGATTCTTTCGTGATGGTCAGAATTGTCAAGAGCCTGTTGTATTCGGGACGATAGGCGGCATTCCACAAGAAAGATCGAATCCAAGATTAGGATTCTCTGATCCATTTGATTACTATCCACAAGATCGATATATCAAGGAACCAGATACTAATAGATTAGCAAGAGCCGAAAAGATAACCGAAACTATCGTACAACAGAAAAAAGATAAGGCTATTAAAGAACCTATTCCTGTTGCTCTTGAGAAAGTTTCTAATAATGGTGGACCGAGAGATCAAGGCGACGATACTTCTTGGGTTGAACCAGATCCTATCTACGATGCTAAGTATCCATTCAATAAAGTGTTCCAGACTCAATCAGGACATATTAAAGAATGGGATGATACTAAAGATAAAACCCGAATACATGAATATCATGGACTAGGTACTTTCTATGAAGTATACGAAGTGAATGATGGTGGCGAAAAGAAAGCGAATAAATTAACAAAGATTAATGGAGATAATTTCTCTATTATTGTTGGTGATGATAATATCTATGTTCAAGGATCTTGTAATATCACCGTAGACGGACGAGTGAATATCTACTCTGCAAATGATATTAATGTCGAGGCGAACGAGAAGGCAACTGTTGTTGTGAAGGGTGATACTTCGCTATATTGTCATCAGAACATTTCAATTACCGCAGAAAAGGATATTAACATAGATGCTGGTGGAGATTTAAACATAACTGCCGATAATATTAGAATGACTGCCACTAGAAATCTAACGGCAAATACTACAACTGGATCTGTTGCAATAGCTTCTAACACAACAATGGGTCTGCAATCAATCGGTAACATGAACATATCTTCAGTTACTTCTACTATCGTGAATTCGACAATCTCTACACAAATAGGATCTGTTGGTTCTGTTACTCTGAACAGTGCATTCACTTCAGTAAATTCTACAATAAGCACCACAATGGGTTCTCTACTTTCTACTAGGATAAAGACGGGTACAAATTTAGATATCGAATCATTGGCTTCGATGATTAATGTCAAATCTCTAGTTAGAATTAATCTAGAATCTCCGAATGTTTCTAGAAAATTCCCGAAGACAGCGCCACTTGGACCATTAACTTTTAACCCATAAGATATGATACCAAATATTCCAACATCGGCTTTTATCTTCGCTGCATTAATTGCGAAGATTCCTAAGTCAGTTTCACTTAAAATACAAAGAGCAACGACGCTTGCTATGGAAGCTGCTGCTATTATTGCTCCATTCATAAATAGAGGCGTTTCCTGGACTTCAATTAGTCAATCTGCATACGCTACCTTGGGTGTTCTTAACGCCGAAGGTATTATATCTTCTGAATTGAATACAGTTTTGAATTCAACTGTATCACAAATAAATTCGGTTAATGGAACAATCGATTCACTCCAAACTGAATTATCAACTCTGACTACTCAAAATCTAACACAGAAGATCAGTTCAATTACTAACATAACTACAACACTTAATTCACAATCTGGTTCGTTATCAAGGACTGTCGATGGTTATGCTAAGATAGTGGATACGAATTCTTCTTTACAGACAATCACAAATTCACAGAACGAAGTTCAGAACCAGATAGATGAAGTTAATAATTATATCAACGGTGAAATCGCCACTCTCTCATCTAATTTAGCAACAATTAATTCTGCGATATTATCTGTTACTAATCTAGGTGTAGATGCTACTGGTAAGGTTCAAGATATAAATGCAGCATTGGGTGAGATTAATAAAGTCAATGTTGCGATCCAGAACACAAAATACATTGCCGATAATCTTGTTAATACTGCACAGAATATAAAGAATATTGCTCAAAATTTAACCAAGATTAAGACCGCATTTAATGCAAAAAGAAAACCAAGGAAAACACTTCCTCAGTTACCTGCTGCGATTGATCCTAAGAATAATGAGTACGTTCAATTATATAACTCGATTAATACAACAATTGATATCTTTAATACGACGATTACTTCCTTAGGATCAATCTCCAAGATTCCTTTTCTGTAATAATAAATAAATCTTATGGCCTCTACAATAGTCGATAGATATAAAGATATAGATATCTCATTCGCCAAGAATCCGAAGACATCGGATATATATACATTGACGGATATCGATGCAGTAAAGCGTTCGGTTAAGTTACTCATTCTTACTAAATTCAATGAACGTCCTTTTCATCCCGAGATCGGTTCTGCGGTGTATTCTTCGCTATTCGAAAACATAGGACCAGATACAGTTATTGTTATAGAGAGATCAATTAGGGACGTGATAAATAATTTCGAGCCTAGAGCAAGATTAATTAAAGTGGATGTTTCGGAAACATCAAATCCTAATGAAATTGCAATTAGTGTATTTTTCTATGTGGTAAATATCGAAGAACCAGTGTCAATAAGCATCAACTTAGAAAGAGTCAGGTAGAATGGCAGATAATAGAAACACCTTAATTTCAGAGCTAGATTTCGAAGCAATTCGATCAAATTTAGCAGCCTTTATTGCCAATAACTCAGATTTCACCGACTACAATTACGAAGGATCTGGTCTTTCATTACTATTAGATGTGTTGGCATTCAATACTCATTATAACTCTGTTTATCTTAACATGGCGTTTAATGAGAATTTTCTCGATACCGCACAAATAAGATCATCTATTGTTTCGCTTGCAAAACAATTAGGTTATACTCCCAAATCAAAGAAATCTTCTGTAGCCGAATTGACTTTCACTATTACAGAAACTGATCCCGCTAAATTAACTGGTAATACGATTTTCATAGATAAGAACACTATATTCACTTCACAGAAAGACAATGTAACTTATCTATTTTCTCCTATTACAACTTATTCGGCAACTTCTTCTGGTGGGTTGTACACATTCTCAGATATTAAGATCAGAGAAGGATCTTGGATTACAATATCATACACTTCGACTGGTATTCTGAACGAGAAGTTTTACATTGATAATTTCAATATCGATCTGGATTCAATCGAAGTTATTGTTAGAAATTCAAGCACAGATACAAGATCTACTACATACGAGAAGATATCAGATATCAAGACTCTGACACCCGAATCTTCAATTTATTACCTATTCGAATCTGCGAATAGAAGATATGAATTATCTTTCGGTGATGGTATATTAGGAACCAAATTATCATCCGGTAACATTGTTATTTTAACTTACCAGACTTCTTTGGGTGAACCTTCAAATGGTTGTTCTGATTTCAATCTAACTACTTCTATTGATGGTAGATTCGGAAATTCTTCTGTCGTGTTTACGAATATCGTTCCTTCATATGGCGGCGCAGAAGAAGAATCTATAGATCGTGTCAGAATTAATGCCGTAAATAATTTCAGAACACAAGGCAGAGCCGTAACTACCGAAGATTACAAGTTCTTTATCGAGCGAGATTATCCTCTTGCTCAATCGATTTCTGTTTGGGGTGGACAGGATAACGATCCGCCAATCTACGGAAAAGTGTTTATATCATTCAAACCTCAGAATGGATTCGTTCTTACTAACGCCGAGAAAGAAAGAATTCTTAATGATATTATCAAAGATAAGAATGTTGTGACTGTTATTCCAGAAATTGTAGATCCTACTTACACATTCATTCAAATTGATTCGATTGTTAGATTTAATTCAAAATCTACGGTATTCAAAGCCTCAGATATCAAATCGATTGTCAGAAACAGAATCACCGAATATAATAACACAGTGCTTGCTCAATTCGGAACTCAATTTAATTACTCGGATTTCGTGACTTATATTGACGATTCTGATAATTCTATTATCGGTAATATCACAAGAATTTCTCTGAGAAAGAATTTCTCTGTAACAGTTGGCGCTTCGTTACAATATTCAATTGACTTCCAGAATCCGCTACACCCAGGAACTCTCAGAAGTGCATCACCATTCAAAGCAGTAAACGATCAATCGTTAGGATTATCGAATGTCGATTTCTATATCGACGACGATGGTTTAGGTAATGTTAGAATATACAGATTAGCTGGGGCAACTTCCGAAAAAGTTATAATCAAACCAAACACAGGAACAATAGATTATACTACAGGTAAGGTAACTCTAAACAACTTCTTCCCATCCACCGTGAATAGTGATGGAACATATGATTTAATTTGCAGACCTTCTGATTATTCAATCGGTGATATATCTTCCAGAAGAAATACGATACTACTAATTCTTGATTCAGATGTTATTATAGATGTGAGAGATCAATAATGAACTTAGATTTTTCTAGATCTTTATTCTTAGAAACACAAGTACCACAATATATTCGCAACGAATATCCTCTATTCGTTGAATTTTTGAAGCAATATTACTCTTATTTGGATCGCTCTGTAGGACAATTAATTGCCGTCAAGATAGAAAATCCTGGTAAGAATTATTCTTCTACACCTTCGATATCTTTACAAATTCTTGATACAGATCCAAATTCTGCTACATTTGGCGATTATATTGCAGATACAAAAGGTGCTACCCTCACGCCTTATATTGTATCTGGCAGAATTGTCAAGATAAGGGTCACGTCTTTCGGTTCGGGATATACAACAGAAGATGCTCCAAGAATTGTGATAGACGACGATGGAAGTGGTTCTGGGGCTGTAGTAACTCCAGTAATTGTAACAAATGTCGGGAATATTAATCAAGCCACAAAACAAGTAATAAGAGCAAGAGATATTGATGATGAATTCGAGATACTAAAGAATTATATTCTCGAAGAATTTGCTCCGAATTTTCCGAAAGAGTTATTCAGTACACAGGATAACTCTGTTGAAATCTCTAAATTCGTAAAGTTTATCAAGCAATTTTACAATGCTTCTGGTATCGAAGATTCAATTACATTCTTGTATAGAATTCTATTCAACACATCGGTTAATTACTATTATCCAAAAAATGATATGTTGAGAGTATCAGATGGTAGATGGAATATCGATACTATTACAAGAATTGTTCCCGATCCATCTATTCCTTCATATGATGATTTCGTACAATTATATTCCGGTGCGAGAATTGTAAGTGGTTGTGGATGTTCTTCAATTATTCAAAAGATCGTTGATCTCGGTACTGGTGAGTATGAATTAACTCTATCTAACGTACATCAAGATTTTCAAAGTCCAACTGGTGTTAATAATCTATTCAATTATCCGATCACAGGTAGAGCCGAAAGAATAGGAAATACGGTTCCCACTCCAGGAAAAGGCGTTATATATCAATCAGATGGCTATTACATCGGAGATCGTGGTCAACCATCTTCTTCGAAGAGAATCCAGGATTCTTATTACTATCAAGATTTCTCGTATGAATTGCAATCTGATTCGTCTATCAAAGAATTCAAGAATCTATTAGAAGAAATCATTCATCCTGCTGGTTTTATCTATTTCATCAGGTTAAACCTAGAAGCTGCTATTGATGGATCGATGGAATTAACTTCTGATGCTGAAACCAATTATGGTATTACTAAAGATTCTGAACGAATCGGAGTATTATCGCCACAATCAGATAATCTTGGACCAATCTATAGTGATGTTAATTACTGGAAAAATATACAAATTCCCCAGAATTACATAGATATCACGAACTCAACTAATATATTTGGTGCGACTGCAATATCCGCAACAGGTGCAACAGGGTATTATATTGATGTTAATAATTCTTCTCTAACTCTGTCAGAAGATTATATCAATTACTCTGTAATTCTGACACAAAATTCAACTACATGGTATGATAGGGTTTATGATTATTACCCAGATACCGGAAGAATTGTTGTTGGTCGATTATCACCCGCTCCGTCTGCTGGATCATTAACTTATAGAATTATCCAAAATTATAGAATAGCTGCAATAAACACTTCAACAAGAACAATTACTCTATCTCCTCTAGATCCTAATAGATATGTTCCTTATACACCAATTGTAGTGAGTACTCTGGCTGAAGGAGTTAACTCTTTGGCTGGTTCCACTGGGTTCAAGCTTAACGTGAACGCTAATTTCAATGTTAAAGTTGGTGATGTATTGAGAATTGATTCTGAAGATGTTTTGGTTAATTATATTGTTGGATCTTCT